CCTCAAGGCTCTGATCGAGATCGCTGATGCTGAAATAATTCAAAATACATTTGTACATGCCTTCCTGGAGCGAATAGAGTTGAAACCTGATGGTGAATATTACCTACATGGTAATTTCAATTTAGGTGGGACTGTTTCAGGAAGGCTCAGTAGTTCAAAGATTAATCTTCAAAATTTACCCAGTACTGGTTCAAAATATGCAAAGGACATTAAAAAATGTTTTATTGCTCCGCCAGGATGGGTATTAGTTGGGGTTGATTTCTCCAGCTTGGAAGACAGAATATCTGCTCTGACAACAAAAGATCCAAATAAGCTGAAAGTTTACACTGATGGTTATGATGGACATTGCCTAAGAGCCTATTCATATTTTGGCGATAGAATGCCAGATATTAATGAATCGGTAGTAAGCATCAATTCAATCGCAGATAAGTATCCAGATGAACGTCAGGACTCAAAAGGTCCAACATTTGCCCTTACCTATCAAGGTACATGGCATACCCTAGTAAATAACTTGGGTATTCCAGAATCTGATGCAAAAATAATTGAGAGCAAATATCACGATCTGTATCAGGTATCTGATGCCTGGGTACAGGATAAACTCATTGAAGCCTCTGAGAAGGGGTATATGACCGTAGCCTTTGGGTTACGAATCAGAACACCTATACTGGCTAAAACGATCCTGAATAAAGCATACACCCCATATGAGGCTCAGGCTGAAGGTAGAACCGTAGGAAATGCTCTGGGTCAATCGTATGGAATGTTGAATAACAGAGCTGCAATTGAGTTTCAGGAGCGTCTACTAGACTCTGAATATGTATATGATATTAAGCCTATATCTCACATTCATGATTCTCAATATTTCCTTGTTAAAGAGGACATCGATACGATCAAATGGGTAAATGATAATCTGATTGAATGCCTCGAATGGCAAGATTTACCTGAGATTATGCATGATCAAGTTAAAATCGGTGGTAACATTGAGGTATATAAAGATAACTGGAGTCAGAAAACTCCAATTCCCAATAAGGCTACTAAAGAAGAAATTAAATCTTTATTAGCAGGAGGATAATGTCATTAGTATTCCAAAATATGATCCACAAACTGTACATAATATTATCCGTAAATATCTAAATGATAATATCGTTACAGATGAGATGCGAGAGGTAGGAAACTCACAAACTATCATAATTGAGCTTAACTTAAGAGCTTTAGAAGATATAATAAATGAGTGCTACGGTTATATAGAAGAAACTATGTACGAAAGAATCATTGCTCAACGAGAAGCAGACGAAAAACGCTCAAGAAATAAATTCTTACATTGATCTCGTGTGCATTCGCACACTTTTAACTATTAATTAGGATTAATTATGCTAAAATGGATGACTTCCACTCCAGAAGTTCTATTAGTATCTGGTAATAAACGATATGAAATAGCATATGGATCTAGAAGTTTCTGGAAAGAATTAAGAAAGACAGCTCCAGATTATAAAAGAACGTGGGCTGTCGCAGCCATAAAACTACAAACCTGGTATTGAGGACGGATGATGACTCAGTTTACTAATGCAACACAGATACCCTTATCACTTGCTGTATGGCTCGCAGATGACGATTACGACCATCAAGATGACCCAAACATAATCAGCGCAACAACCTTATTAAAGCCCCTCAGAGCGATTGTACTAGCTCGTCAGAATAAAGAATTATCAAAGACTGCAGATATATCAGCAATGATCCCTTCACGCATGGGATCGGCTTTACATACGTCCATTGAGAAAAGCTGGACGAGTGGTGACCTGGCTGAAATTTTAGAAGATCTGGGGTATCCAAAAAAGATAATTGAAAATATTCTGGTAAATCCTAAACCTGAAGAAATTACTGAAGATTCCATCTGTATTTTCATGGAACAGCGAACCAATAAGAAATCAGGTAAATATATTATTTCTGGCAAATTCGATTTTGTGATCCAGGGGGAAATACAGGATTTCAAATCTACTGGTGTGTACAACTACATCAGTGGCTCCAATGTTCAAAAATATATCCAACAAGGCTCAATCTATCGTTGGCTCAATCCTGATCTGGTCACAGAAGATCATATGAAGATCCAATACATATTTACTGATTGGAGCAGCTTAAAAGCCAGAACAGATAAAAACTATCCAACAGCTCGATTAGTTGAACAACGTCTGGATCTTATGTCTCTGGCTGAGACTGATGCCTTCATTAAAAAAATAACAACTGAAATTGAAGCATTGGAAGGTTTACCAGAAAAAAATCTTCCATTGTGTACACCCGAAGAACTCTGGCAAAAACCAGATGTATTTAAGTATTACAAAGATCCAGCAAAACGAGCCAGATCAACTAAGAATTTTGATAATTATCAGGATGCAGCAACTAGATTAGCTGCAGATGGTGGAGTAGGCATCATCGATACTATCAAAGGACAGGTTGTAAGATGTCGGTACTGTGAAGTATCAGGTATCTGTCAACAAGCAGCAGGGTATGTAGCTGATGGCTCCTTAATCTTTTAGGAGGAGTGAGATGATACGTTATACCCTGATAAAGATCGCTTTAGGAGCAGTAGTCCCTAAAATAATTAACGATGTATATAAACGGCTACCTGCGATTAAAGAGATAATTCCAAAAAAGAAAACTAAGACAGATGCATTATTTATTGCAATCGCAACTGCTGCTGCTGTCGAAATCAAAGGAATAAAATATGAAGTAACTGGATTTATTGATGAAGAGGAAGAAAAGTTTCTTTACATCAGAAATAAATTCAATGAAGCCATATATGATCTCAATGATCCCAATGATTTAGAAATTTTGGAAACAGCCACCTTTTTCAAATTAACCAAGATTTAAATTAAGGACACGCAATGAAAGACCTCAATAATGTTGGGCATTTTAAGCCCGCTGAAAAACTCGTTAGCATTCTTATGAAGAAGACCCAGAATAATAATCCATTATTCTTTCGTGTCTTAGTTGCATATTACTTTAGTAAAGTAGCATCAATGATGCGTACTGAAATTAAGACACATGATCGAGGTATTATCCCTGTTAATTTTTATGCAATGAACCTGGCTAGTTCAGGACATGGTAAAGGGCATTCAACGAATATTGTTGAAGAGCAAGTAATCAATCAATTCAGAGATCGATTTGTAAATGAAACTTTCCTAGCTGTAGCTGAAAAAAATATTGCTAAGTTAGCAATTAAACGAGCAATTAAATATAACGAAGACGAAGCAGATATGCTTGAACGTCTGAAGAAAGAATTCGAAACACTAGGAACTCTAGCATTCTCATTCGATAGTGGTACTCCTGCAGCTGTTAAACAAATGCGTCATAAATTACTTATGGCTAATGCTGGCTCAGTTAATTTTGAAATGGATGAAATTGGTTCGAATCTTATGAGTAATACTGATGTTCTTGGTTCATTTTTAGAACTCTACGATGTAGGTAAGATTAAACAGAAGTTAATAAAAAACACTGCTGATAATAAACGTGTTGAAGAAATTGAAGGACGTACTCCAACTAATATGATGTTATTTGGTACTCCAAGTAAATTGTTAGATGGGGATAAAACAGAACGTGAATTTTATACCATGTTGGAAACAGGATATGCACGAAGATGTATCTTTGGTTTTACTAAGCGTTTAAATAAACGTACAGAGCTAAGTGCACAACAAGTTTATGACATGATGACTGACACTTCATCTACTGATTATCTTGATGAACTTTCAACTAAGTTAGGAAAATTAGCTGATATTATTAACTTCCATACAACTTTAGCTATGACTAAGGATGTAAGTCTGGAATTAATTAAATATAAAATTCAATGTGAAGATATTTCAGATGAACTAAAAGATCATGAAGAAATTCTAAAAGCTGAAACAGCTCATCGTTATTACAAAGCTATGAAATTAGCAGGAACATATGCGTTTATAGATGGGAGCCATGAGATTACAGAGGATCACCTCTACTCTGCTATTAAGTTAGTTGAAGAGTCTGGTGAAGCATTTAAACAAATACTTAACAGAGAACGTCCTTACGTTAAATTAGCAAATTATATTGCTGACGTTGGGCGTGAAATAACTCAAGTTGACCTGGTTGAAGATCTTCCATTCTATAAAGGTGGTGAAGCTCAAAAGAAAGATATGATGGCTTTAGCTATCGCATATGGTTATAAAAATAATATTGTTATTAAGAAAACATATAGTGATGGTATTGAATTCCTCGAAGGGGAATCAATGGCTGCAACTGATTTGACCCAAATGAAATTAGCTTATAGTACCGATATAGCTAAAAATTATCAGGGCGAATATGCACCATTTGAAGACATTCATAAAGTTGTGTGTGCAGAAGGGTATAACTATACAGCTCATCACTTTAATGAAGGACATCGTTGCGCTTCCAGCGCAATTCCAGGATTCAACATGGTAATTATTGATGTTGATAAAGGAGTAAGTTTAGCTAGTGCTCAATTATTATTAAAAGACTATAAAGCATTCTTTGCAACAACTAAACGTCATACAGATCAAGCTAATCGTTTTAGAATTATATTCCCATTATCACATACAGTTAAATTACCCCCAACAGCTTATGCAAAGTTTATGGAGAATGTATTTAACTGGCTTCCATTTGCTTGTGATGATCAAACGAAAGACATAGCACGGAAATGGCAATCATTTAACGGTAAACATTATTATCAAGATGGAGAACTTCTTGATGCAATGTTATTTATTCCTCAAACCAAAAAGGAAGAGGAACAAACTCAAAAGATGATGGATAACCAATCATTATCTAATCTTGAAAGATGGTTCGCTTTAAATACCACCATCGGTAATCGATCTAACTCACTTATTCGATATGCTTTAGCTTTGGTCGATAACGGGCAAAGTGTTGAAAATGTTCGTGGTGCAGTTCAGACATTTAATTCCAAATTAAAAGAACCATTAACCGAAGAAGAAATTAATAACACAATCATGGTAACTGTTGTTAGAGCAGTAACTAAACGCGACATTCAATAGGAGAAATCATGTCTAAAGAAAACGACAATCTAGTTCTGATTGGTGGTAAGTCAGCAACTGGTAAAAGTGCAAGCTTAATGAATATTGAGAAGCCTGAAGGTGTGATGTATCTCAATTGTGAAAATAATAAGAAGCTGCCTTTTAAAAGTAAGTTTATGGAATTAGCTGTAACTGATCCTCTGCAAATTTATGAAGCATTTACTAAGGCTGAAGATCTAAAAGATATTCATACTATTGTTGTTGACTCGTTAACATATCTTATGGACATGTATGAAACTGTTCATGTGTTGAGTGCTACCAATACCATGAAAGCATGGGGTGAGTATGCTCAATTTATGAAGAAGTTAATGTCCCAATATGTAGCTGTGTCTACAAAGAATATTATCTTCCTGGCTCATACATCTGATGTGATGAATGAAGCTGAAATGATCAATGAAACTTTAGTTAAAGTTAAGGGATCATTAATGAACCAGGGTATTGAATCTTATTTCAGTACCGTACTAAGTTGTAAAAAAGTTCCAGTTGCAAAATTGGAGCCTTATGAATCTGATTTATTAAGTATTACTGATGAAGAGGAACATCTCGGATTTAAGTATGTTTATCAAACCAGGTTAACAAAAGAAACTGTGAATGAACGTATGAGAAGCAGTTTAGGTATGTGGGATGTAAAGGAAACTTTCATCGACAACAACATTCAGCACGTTATCCAACGTCTGCATGAATATTATCAATAAAAGGAGAAATATATATGTTTGATAATTTAAAAACTGATGACACTATCGCCGTAGAAAGTGATCGTTTAGGAGGTTCATTCCTCTTAGATTCAAATGTTTATGACATGGGAATCGATTTGGCTTACTTTGATGTATCTAAAGGTGGAGCCACCAGCTTAACTTTCCATTTCAAGGGAAAGAACGGTGAAAACCTGCGTCAGACATTCTGGGTTACAAGTGGTAAAGCTAAAGGTGCTACAAACTACTATCTGGATAAAGATGGTAATAAACAATATCTCCCTGGTTTCAGTCAAGCTAATAGCATTTGTAAACTTGCTAGTGGTAAAGACATGGGTGATCTGACTACTGAAGCTAAAACCATTAAAATTTGGAATGGTGAGCTGAAGAAAGAAGCTCCAACAGAACGTCAAGTAGCTACTGAATTACTCGGTAAGGAAATTACTTTGGGTGTTCTACGTCAAATCGTTAACAAATCTGTTAAGGGTGATGATAACAAGTACCATGATACCAACGATTCTCGTGAAGAGAATGAAGTTGAAAAAGCATTTCGTGCTACT